CTAAGACAATCATATCCGTATTAACTACAATAGGTCTTACATTAGCCATTTCAGGGAAACCTTTAATGCTTTCTACTAATTTCTTAAACTTATCATCTTTGATAATTCTAGGGTTATTAGGGTTTGATTTAATGTCGCTAATCTTAACGACTTTGATTTCTATTTTTTTATCTGTCATAGTTAGAATTTACCAATGAATTGATTGTTTTGGCATTTGATATATAACCTGCAAAATTGTTTAAACCATTTTTTCATAGTGTTATCTCCCTTGTCCTTTGTAAGGTTTTGGTTTTGGTGAATGCTTGTTATAAGATTTCTTTGCCTGTCCTCTTTTGCGTTTGCCGAATGTTAATTTTGTTGAATCGTTTTTACCCTTTGCCATCTAATTTCTCTTTATGTTTATTTTTTAAATATTCCATATGTGTTTTAGTATCACCCATAACTGTATGACAGTATCTACATAATGCCATAAGGTTCTCTATCTTGTCTGCCTCTTTGTTTCCCCCCATCCCTCTAGCTTCAATATGATGTATGTCTTGTCCTTTTGCACCACAAGATTCACAAGGGATAAAATCCTCTATTCCATATCCAAAGTAGTCTAAGTATATTTTAGTGTGCTTTTTTATTTTGGATATTTAGGATGTTTAGTAGGCAATAAATCAAAGTCAGAATCATATTTCTTATTCTCAGGTCTGCCATTTTTAATAAGGTATAAAAATGCATTAACTCGTGCCATTGCCCATTGCTTTGCTGATTTTACAAAAGGGGAATGACTTGTATTATATGCGCCTAGTCCTCTTTGATAAACAGATTTCAATGCACCAATGTTTGCACCATATCCTAATTTTTCTTTATACCTATCATTAAATTCATCTGCTTTGTTTTGCAAAGTTGCTTCTACTTCTTTTGTAACCTCTGCACCACTTTTGCCACCGGCATCACCCTTAGCACTATCTTCACCTTTTGGGTCTTTGTTTTTAGTATCTGAATTTGGTGCCTTAGGGCTTGACTTGATGCCACCCCTTTTGCCTACCTCTGCTAATTCTTCTTTATGATATAAGTACTCGGAATCTTCTGTATGTACTGCACCTGTCATCAATTTGCCTGATGCGTCTTTATGTGTTTCACCTGTCCACAATATCCCATCTTCTGTATAGTGTGGCATCCCCTCAGCTAATTTCGTTTTATCAATTTGTTGCAGCTTGTTTATTGCCCATTCAACTCCTGATGTACCACCCCAAGCATCCCACATTAATCCACCACAACCCTCTGAGTAAGGTACATCTTTATTTTGTTGCTGCCTTTTAAAAGATGCCATCCTAGCTATTGTATCTCTTGAAATATTTTCCTTATTTGCTAATTGGTTTGCTCGTGCTTTACCTACTGCAGTTCCACATTCACCCCATCCGTTTTCATCTGCCCACTTTAAAGCCCTCTTTGCATTATTACTAGCTGATTCCGGATAATCATTATAAGTCTCCTCATATTTACCACCGGCTAATATTGCAGCCCAAACTAAAGCTGCCTGTTCGTGTGTATCATAAATACAGGCACTTTGTCCTACTTTCCATTTTCCGTTGCTACATTTAATTATTGGCATTACCTATCAATTTATTATAAATAGCAAATCTCTTGTTATTTATAGCGTCAAAGTTATATACCCTGTCACAGTATTCAAATAGCTTCTGACCGTATTCAATCCTTGCTGCATCATCAAATGTCAAAAGTTTAATCCAATAGTACCAATCCTTTTGATTATTTACATAGCATACCGGCATATCTTTATACGGATGTACGTTACTAACAATAGCCGGATTTCTTTTGGATGCAGTTTCTAATACCTTTAAATTAGATTTCATTGCGTTAAACTTATTATCTACCAAAGGGATAACACTAATATCCGAATCAGCATAAGCACCCATATATTTAGTGACACCTGCATAGTCATAAATAGTTGGATTTAATTTTAAGCCATTCGTGAACACTCCTATCATTCTATCCCAAATATGCTTTTCCCCTAGATTATAACCGGCAATGACTGTCTTTATAGGAAAGTTAATCTTCTTAATTGGGTTGCGTAATATATCCATATCCGGTGCGTGTGTGCCTGAACCTGACCAAAACAATCTAACTATATCAGAATCTATTTTGTCATCCTGAAATTGTTCTTTGCCATAAGGTAAAGCATTAGGCAGGATTTCTACATTGGTATTATACTTATATATTTCATCAGCCAACCTTTCGTGTGTGCAGGTGCATAGGTCAGCCACTCGCATATATTCTGTTATGACTTCTGATATATTACTTTCTTTATACCTTTCATATAAAACGTGAGACGGTGGTAAAATCCAATAGTCATCATTATCTACTATTAATTTAAAATCATATTTTAATTTCATCTTAACTAATAGCTTTGCATCTGTTGATGTTAAAAACCTATTGAATATAACTATGTCATAATTGTTATCAAACACTAATTCATTAATAGTATCTGTAATCATACAATAGTCTTTTTGCATATTAACTAATGGCATCATTATTCTATGATAACCAACTCCACTAAATTTACTTGTTACTGCTAGTATTCTCATAGTGGTATATACAAATTCTTTTGTTGGTGATATATTGGTTGGTATTTATCCCATACTAATTGTGCTATATTTAAACTATTATCTTTCATTATTCTGTATTCAGAATTTTCACCAACATCTTGCCCTATATGTAAACTTTTCATTTTAGGCAAATAGTAATTAGTGTACCCTGCCAATGTAGCCCTTTCTGCATAATCCCTATCCTGCATTCCGTATGGGTCGTACTCTGTATTATAACCACCAATAGTATCTATTAAACTTTTGGTAATAAGATTGTTTCCAAATGGTGTATGCGTTTTATGAATTCCATCAACTAATGGTGGCAAATCTTCTACACAATGTATGCCAATAATTCCTGTACCTTCTATCTTTAAAGAATAATCAACCATAGTTTTTAACCATTCATTTGGCATTAAAATATCATTAGCCATAATTACTACTGCATCATAATTTCCTGTAAGTGTCAATCCAAAATTCACACCTGCAGCAATCCCTCTTTTTGTTTGTGACCAACTAACAAAATGCCAATTGTATGCATTAGCTACATTTAAAAATTCTTTGTAGCTGCTACCATTGTCAATTAAAAAACAGTCAGCATTGTAACCACTATTTTTAAAGTTTTGATTTATCACTTGTATAGAATACTCACTTCTATTTAGTGTCAATAATATTACGGCTATATTCATTACTACCTATTTTTTTAGCAGGTACACCTGCATATTTTGAATATGGTTCTGATTCCCCTTTAAAAAATGCACTTGCTCCAATCATACAACCAATGTGTATATTGCTGAATTGATGCAATACTGCATTTAATCCTATGTTTGAATTTTCACCTATTACGGAATGTCCACCTATTTTTGCTCCACAACTTATTGTAACATTATTATTTATAGTGCAATCGTGTCCTATATGTGCGTGTTTCATAATAAAACAATTATCACCAATATAAGTTACTTGCTCTGTCCCTGCATCAATTGTAACCAATCCGGTAACAATATTATTATTCCCTATGATAACCCTGCCCTTAGGTTTACCCCAATACTTTTTATGCTCGGCAGGGTCTCCTATAATACAATATGCACCTATGTAATTGTTATCACCTAGTATAACATTGTCACCAATGATTGCAGTTGGATGTATGTAGTTAGCCATTTGTCTTTGGTTTGCGACCACGCTTCTTTGGTTCAGTAATTTGTGTCATAGTTAAATCCTGTTCTAATGCTTTTTCATAATAAGCATACAACCTTAACACCATATCCATCCGGCAGTTACCACACCAAATAGTTAAAATAAAACTAGGGTCAATATAAGTCCTATAAATATGCTCATACATTTTCATTATGCTTAAATCTAAATTCCTTACATAACCACTTAAAGCAGTTTCGTAATTATTATAATGCTCTTTTAAATATTGTCTGTGTTCTAATTCCATATCTTATAAATTAATGTTTCTACAATCGGTGCTAAAAATCCTGATATAAATAATACACTAGCTATGTTTACAATTAGTTCAGGTGAAAAGTATAATACGACCCCAATCCACGCAGCCAAACAACTTCCACAATTGAAAGGTTTGAAATCGACTCCCCACTTACGGTGTAGGTTGTGTATAGTATTAAAAAATAGTGATGCACATATACTTGTTATAATTATTTGAATCATTTTCTTATATGTTTTTTCAGTTCAGTTTTTGTTTGTTTTAGTGTTCTAATGATTGACATATATGGTATGCCGGTATGTCTGCTTAAATCTTTAGCGTTCTTATTAAAATCAAAAGTATATAGTTTTAATATTTCCTTTTGATACCAATGCAGCTTTTCTATTCCTTTTTCCATCACATCAATAACACAATAATTTTCTACATCTGCTAATTCCTTTTCTTTATACTCTGTGTAATTCCTGTACTTCTTCCAAAACTGACTTCTATCTGATTTAATCATATTAAGCATAGTCCTGACAATGTAAAACCTTATTTCATTCCTTTCATATAATCCAAATAATTTGCTTTCATCCATTTCAAGCAGCACTAAGAACACTTCTACCTTTAAATCATATTGCAATTCTTCCGGCTGCATCTTTGCAAATGCTTGATTGACTTCTTCATTAAGCCAATATTGCTCTATAATTTTATTTTTGTCCATTCAATTAGTACCGGTTTGTTTTCCTTTTCGGTACAAATATATACTATTCCGGAACAATTATGAATATCCTGTAATCTTTCTTTTTGTTTAGGGCTTAACCTGTCTCCTAATTTTTTAACTTCTACTGCTAAATATTTACCATCAGATGTGTAACCTTGCAGGTCTGCCCATCCTTTTTCTATTGTTCCTTTTCTTTTACCATAAGGAATATTATTGACTCTGTTAAGTCGGCATCCAATAAATTCTAAATTCTTTTTTGCCCACTTTGTTAAATCGTTTGCTGATATGTCCATTATAATTTTTCTATTTCTTTTGGTGTCATAGGTTATTTGTTTTGGTTATAGGTTTGGTTGTAGTATTCTTCCCATTCATTATTCCAATTTGGAGGAACTGAAAATTCTGCATAATCCATACCTGCTTTAAAAGAATTTATTATCTGCTCTTTTTCTTTTTCCATACAATCATTTTTAAACATTTCCCAATGAATGCTATCTTTTTCAATATATAACATTTCAATTCTTGCTAATGCTAGTTCCATTGCTGTTTTCATATTTGATTGTTTTTAAAAAGCTATTATTGTTTCTTTAATTTTATTTCTATACTTTGTTTTTTCAATATGTCTATGACAGTCGGCACAAGTAACTAAACTAAATCCTGTTAAATTGTTTTTCTCAATTTTAAATTCATTATACTTTTTTGTTATTCCACATTTTTTGCACTTCCTCATAAAATTCTTTTTTCTCTGTTATTAAATTTGTTTTTGTTTTTACGTCTTTATGTGATGCATAATAGTTTATAAAATCAGGAGTGTATGCATATTTTTGAATCCCCTGTTTCTCGTATTTAACCTGATAGATTTTCAAAATATTTTACTAAAGCTAGTTTTTTACATTGTGAATCAATAAAATTATCATCCTTTACTCTTTTACTAAATTCTTTAGCATCCTGTCCGTATAACTTATTTAGTTTTAACAAATTATCCTCACGAACCATCCTGACAATTTGCAGCATTTCGCTAGGTTCAAATTTAAGTTTTCCCTGTCTTAGCAATATGGCGAATACCTTATCAGCATTAAAAACCCTGTTAAAGTCATTTTTAGGCGATTGTAGCCACTCTTTTTGGGTGAATGATACTATGTCCTCATCCGATAATTTGGGTGGCTCTATTGGGCTTAAAATCGGTTTTATCATTTTCCTAACTTCTATTGCCTTTTTTGTGTAGGCTGCCATAACCTGCCCAATAAACTTAGGGCTGAACTTTTCATAGTGTTCGGTACTGCAATCTAACTTACCCTGTACTGCCATTTTAAACGCTATCCTAAA